ATTCTCTTCTGGAGCATAGCTGGTTTCTGGTGTTACGAATCCATCACCTTCTAAAATAATATCTGATGGTGCTATTCCCACTGCTGATCCAAAAAGACCGCCACTGATCAATGAATCTAGTGTGCGATCATCCGTGGGTGTTAGAACTCCATCATCATCAAAAGGTATAAACTGTACTTCATCACCATTGCCAACCACCGAGCTGTCATCGGGTATAACTGTGAAAGTTTTGGTAGATCCATCGCCTCTAAATACTAGTGATGTTTGTCTCACACCATTAATGTACACTGTATAAACATCTGTTGCTGATGGTGCTGTTGAGAAAGTAAAATTGACAGTGCTTCCATCGCCATAGAATGTTTTTACTCGACTCAATCCATAATTGTCCCAAGGAGCGTCATACCATAACGATCTGTCCCATCCTTGGCCGCTATCAAATGCTAGCCCAGTTACCATAACTCCGCCGTAATCCACTCCGGTCATTAACTGTGACAACTCATTGCCCGGCATTCCGGCATCAGGAGCATATAATCCCAGTGTTCGTTCAGCAGCAGTGATATAAGGCTCATCTCCTCGCAATTTTGTTAGATATGTTGCCCCATCATCAAAATCTTCTGTGCTGGTAAAACTGCTATTAACTTTATAGAAGCCATCTTCGTATCTGATCAAATCATTGTAAGCATAGGTTGTTCCAGCTGTCCAATCCAGCACCGTGGCTGTGGATTGCACTCGGTCGAATTTGATCGTTGTTGAAATATCTCTAACCAGGTCGTTTTGAAGATTGGCATAAGCTCGAGCAGTATCGATTGGTGTGACTCCTCCGGCACCCCCACCTATCAGCACAACTCTGGGTGTTGCTGTGTAATTGGATCCTGGCGTTAAGACTATGATTTTACTCACGGATCCATTTTTAATAATGGCTTTGGCTGTGGCCTGTGTTGTGTCTGACAACGAATAGATGATGTAATCCATAGGCCTGTCAGATATTGCTGTATTTTGTATCGACGATGGCATGTAGAATTCTATGTCTTCGTATTCATTGAACGTGAATAATTCGCTGGTCCCAGACCCTCCCGCCTGGCTGTCTGCTAGATTAGCGTCAGCAGATGCAGTATACAATGGATAAAAATATCCAAATTCTCCCGAGGTCGTTCCTCTGTTGCTTCGTCCCAACACAGCAAAAGGTCCTACGGTTGTTGTTGTGCCACCGACCAGTTTGACCGTCGGTGCGGTGATGTAACCACTGCCTCCCTTGGTGACCGTGATGCTGGACACATATTTTTTATAATTGTCTTTCCAAAAAAGGTAAGGATAACTCGCCATCACTCCAACGTCTTCTGCTGGGTCCACATTTCTTATGCGGGTTCCATCATAGAATGCCGGCAAGTCAAAATCTGTATAGATTCCATCCTCATTATCCAATCCCGTGTAACCCAATTTGTATTCCCTGATCTTGGTGTGGAAAGGTTTGACCTCATTGATGTAACTTTCTATGTAGTCGTCTGTGTTGACCTTGTATGTTTTTCTTTGGTTCAAAGGTCTTACGCTGTTGTTTACATTTATGAATGACGTTTTGAATAACCAATCGACGTATAGTTGTTCTTCCAACACTCTTCTCAATCCTATCAAGAATATGTTATTGTATTCTATGTTTAAATCCCCTACGAAAATATCATCTCTCAATGCCGTTAATATTTTTTTGGTCTCTGTCGTCGGAGATTGATCAAAGAAATTATCATCGAAAGTGTCTGTGCCTTCAAAACCCGAACTAGTGGATTGATAGTTGTAAAGTCCTGTGGACAATTGTATGGTGCCGTTTTGCGTGGCCACATTTTTAAATCCGTTCGTGGTCTTTTGGAATATTTTCCATCCCCCTGTGTCAGACTTTAAAATTTTAACATATTTTTCCACTTCTAGATCCGTCAGTGTATCTAATTCGTATTGATATGTCAATTGTTTGTCTATAACGGTATCTATATCCACACCTTCATCATACCAGTCAATTAAATTATAATAGGCACTGGTCTTGTAAGTTTGCACCTTGAATCTATTCCATGATGCGCCATCCCAATTGTATATCGCCCAATAGCCATTGCTATTTTCTTCATCGGCTCTCACAAGTGCGTTCACTGTGCCACTGATGTCTTGTGTGTTGATATAGGTCAAATCTGCATATGTATCCAAGACGATATCCCATTCTCCCGATTGCTCCGTTGGTTCTGGATCTGCAGAATTTAAATTAGTGTAGCTGATAGTATTAGCCAATTGATTTTTTTTCAATATATCATTGCTATAATCTATTATTTGTTTCAGAGCAGCAAATCTATCCACATACCAACTTTGACGTGGTCTTATTTTGTTTCCGTATCTTTGATTTGTGGGTAGATTTAGATCCGGCACCTCGTTTCCTAGGTCGTCTACTCCTATCAAGCTATCCCACCATTTTTTCTCTAATACTTCATTAGGACGATCGTTCTTATCTCCTTCTTTGAAAATTTTCCATACCGCATGTATGTCTGATTCGTTCTCATTTTTTCTGTATGTAATGTTTAGAACCGTGTTTCCATTGACTAGACTGTCTTTGACATTGAAAGTTATGATTCCATTTTTTTCTGATATTGTAAAATATTTAATGCCACTGCCGATGGGATTTGTTATAATATTAGATATGTAGGATGTGGTATTTTTTCTTGTCGTAACGCTTTCATTTATTGCAGGTAGAAAAACAGAATTTTTAACCCAATAATAATAATAATTTAAAAATCCATTAGACCTAGAGTCATATTTTTGTTTGACTGTAAGCACGGTGTTGTCTGGATGCAATGGAGTGCCCGATATTCTTTTAGATAATCCATCTGCTGTGTCAGCTTTTGCGGCCCACTCCGATGGTAGATAGGTTGATTCTATCCACTCATAGATGTCCACTGTTGATCCAGGAAATAGTTTACCCCAATTTTTTGTTTTGTATTCCTGTCCATCTTGTTCATACCATAACCATCTCACGGTGCTCATGTCCCACCATACTTCTCCGATGTGTTCTTCTCCCCACGCAATGTTGGGACTGACTGTTTTTCCTGCTGTTCCTACGTTGTATACTGCTGGATCCCATTCGGTCTTGTAATTGATCTCTCTGTCCGCTATGCCCAATATTCTGCCCTTGATTGGATCATAATAATCCAGATAATCAGTAATTTGATTTTTAGAGGTATCAAATATAAATGCTGATTCTATCTTATTGTTATCAACAAGATTTTCTTCAACCGCTCTTTCCTGCCATGCATATTGTTCTGGAATTGTGAGGTCGAATATCGTTGTCAATCCAACATTTGTGCCTAAAACATCTTCTCCCGTATCTCCTGGTGCTCCTATAAAAATTGAAGTATCTGTTATAAACACGCCTTTTCCAAAATCGTCGTTGGTGTTAACTTTGGATGTTATCAATTTATCATCAATTACGAATTTTGTGTTGTATCTTGTGGCAGTGAAAGCGCCTCCAGAACCTATGTTGAGATCTACTATTTCGGTGTCTTGCAGATCGAATGTGGTCAGTCCGTTATCAAATTTTATGATTCTTTTATTAGCAAATTTTTCTGCTCCTATTACTAACCTATCACCAGTTTGATTTATAGAGATGCTGGATCCAAATCTCATATTGGTGTCTGTTTCCGGAGCTGATATGGTCTGTTCTAATGTGTAAATTGGTGTGGACGCATCTGCGTTCCATTTATAATAATACACTGCACCGGCATCATCTTGTTCTCCGTTGTCAACTCCTGGCGAAGAAATCACTAAAGTTTCTCCATCTTTGCTCATTGCGATACTTTCGCCAAAACTATTGTTGAGTGTGCTGCCATCGGCACTGATTCCATACAACGTTTGCCTATGAACAAAATTTAAGGTGGTGCTGCCATCATTTTCTGTGTGATTGCTTGTGAATATTTCTACTTTTCCTGCCGTGCCTGGGCTGACAGAACTGATTGCTACTATGTCTCCATTGTCGTTTGTTGATATTCTGTGTCCAAATCTTTTATTCGATCCTGGATCGTTGCTCACTATGGATGATTTTTGTGACCAAGTCTCCAGTGTACTGCCATCCAGTCCTGCCACCCAAGAATATACATATACTATACCATTGTTATTATCATAACCTGGGGCACCAACAAAAAGGTATTTTGGTGCAATTTCTTGTGTGCTATCTAGGGTTGGTTCGGACACCGAGGTGGACCAACCAAAATTTAAATTCTCTAACAGCGAGCTGTTATCCGATGGTGGTATGATCGTCTCTAACAGATCATAATTTTTGGTAGAATTATTCCAAAGATAAACCTTGATCAATCCTGCTTTGTCATGTCTGGTACTTCCGTCTGGGGATATTGTATTGGTGTAAGGAGCTCCTGCAATAATAAAGTTTTCATCAGTACTAATCGATAGACTCTCTCCCAGTCTAGAATTGTTATTGTTATTATCAGTCATAGAAATACTGCTAAGAATATTAAATGATGCTCCTGGAGAATTTTCTTGTCTATAGAAAAAATTTATTGTGCCTTGCCCTAGACCCGGAGAAGAGACAGCCATAAATTTTCCATCATTGCGAGCCACTATCTTGTAACCAAAATATTGATTGTTGTCAAAATCCGGGGATGATAAAAATATAGATTGATAAGGATCTACTTTTTCATAAATTTTCCATTTACTTCCTACATTATCTACAAATATTTTATCTCCTGTTATTTGATTTGTTTCGTCTCTTTTTCGATAGATATTATAAGATATCAGCTCATTGATATTATCCATAGTGTCCACTCTCACACTGATAAAATTATAAACATTACCATAGGTGTTCAGTGTTGAATCATCTGCTGCTATCACATTAGTACTCGTTGACAATGTATTAATTTGATCAAACTCAATAATGAAACTTTTATTAGATGGCACGGAAGAAATTTTATAGACTCCATTTAAATTTATAAATTGGCTATTTGATATCGCAACGTAATCTCCACTTGACAAAGAATGAACTTTTGACAAATTAATTAATAATGCTCCTGTATTGCTTATGATCGATATTGAGATAATTTTTGATCCTGTAAATGTTAATCTTTTTACGTCCCAATCGTTGTTGGATTTTTTTGCTATCCATATGAGATCATCTTTTTTTAATTGATTGACATCAAGATTTAAAATTTCTTCTTCGTTTAATGCCGTATGCTGAACATCCGATAATCTAGGATATCCTGCCGTTTTAAATTTTTGTACGGTGTCTCTATCAGTGCCTTCATTGGCATAATCATATTTTAAAAAAGTTTCCGCTGCAGTATATTCTAAAGGTTTTTGATATAGATCGTCTTTTATCACAGCGACCGATCTTGACCAACTGACCTCGTCAACTGGGTTGTCTATCAATTCAATGCTTTGTATGTTGTTCGTAAAAACGTCATTTGGCATTCGTATTTGAATGGCACTTCTTCCTTCTATGTTCCCAAATTCTCCAACTTTTATCATCCATTCTGGATAGATGTTCAAAGAAATGTCTTCATCTAAAAATTTAGATTTGATTAATTTGTTTATGGCATTTAATGTGCCTTTTTCTCTGATAAATCCTTGATAAAATTTATATTGAGAAACTTTGTTCACCAAAAGATTTTCTAAATAATCCCTTGATTGATATCCTATCAAATGTTGAGCTAATTTTTGTTGGCTCTCATCAAAGTTATTGCTCTCTAGATTATAAAAATCATTAAATTGTGAAATTTTATAGTCAAAGTTAGGTATTAATTGTGCCGCTGGTTTATCGTTTTTATTCTGCCAATATTCAGCATTAAATGTATCTCCCGAATTGTGATTAATTTTTGACACATAAAATTTGGCATTGTATTCTACTGTGTCACCGATTTGATAATCTGTATTTGAGTTCCATATGCTAATCTTTGCTTCGTCGAATATGAATCCTGGGGAGTAATAATCACCATTCCAATCACCGGTCTTCCATCCAATTAATTTCAGTCTCTGTTGTCGGAATCCTGTTGCCAATTGTAATATGATATCTGCGAACACCGTTATGTTATCAAACAAGAGAATATGTTCTTTCTGTATGGTATTCATAGTAATATTGTAAATTCCTATCTCTGGGTCCTTGCTGACTATTTCAAACAGTGTGCCTATCCTTTTGGTGCTGATCAATTTAACATCAACAGTTCTTCCGCCTGCATCTAATACAGTGTATTCTCCTTGTAAGTTTTGTAATTTTCCCACAACACTGTCCACTGTTCTTAAATTAAATCCTTCTGCTCCCGGACTTAATGTGATCGCAGAACCAGGCGCCCATCCTTGACGGGTCCAATATAGAAATTCTTTTGCCGACATTTCCCAGTTCGCTGTTTCTTGTAGTTCTTTGCTGAATCTATCAAAAACAAACCCCTCCGATTCAAGATATTTGCCATATCCTATCAAGAAATCTACTACCGATTGCACATCTTTGAACACTGTGCCATAGGTAATTATTTTCTCTTTATTTTTCCAATCTTTATAGATTATGGCTCTAGCGTTGCCGGCATCGATCGTATAGTTGTTGCTATTTTTTGAAGGTTCAAAAATTTTAAAATATGGTCTAATTGTATTATAACCGATAACCTTGTAACCACCTTCCAATGTGCTGCCATCACCTGTGGTGGCTGTGTTCAGCTCTACTAGCACTCCTGAATATTCAAAAGTTTTGATAGGATTGCTTGATCTAAATAAAATTTTATAATTTTCATCAGGTATAAATTGTGAACCTGCTGTGGATCCTGGACTAACGCTGTCTGTTAAAACTTTTAAATTTTGTTTGTCAGTGAATCCTCCTAATTTGTATGCTAATTGTACATTGAGATTCTTCATTTTGTCATAAAAGAATACTGCAGGATCTAGATTATTCTTTATAAGATAGTTGACCACAAAAGGTTGATATCCTGCTGTCATATAACGTGTGGTTACTCCTGTTGCAGGATCAGTAACAATTTCTAAATGATATTTTGCTCTTCTCAATGTTTGGGCAACTCGAGTATCTTTGTCTATGACGTTTCCTGCCAAATTATTGGTTAATCTACTATTATCTAAAAATAATCCAAAAAATTTCGCTGGTCTTGTTAATGCTAATAATTTTACTACAGAAAAAGGATATTGAGAACTTCTACGCCAAGCTGTTTCAACAGGAGACTGGTCTCCAAATTTCCAAATTTTATTAATACCTTTTTCGTTATATCCATCGATTATGCCTATTTCTATGGGAGATCTAAGATTTCCGTTTTCATCCACAGGCAAATAATTTAAAAGATCGGCTCTTATGTATCTTTCTACAGTTTCATTTTTTCCAGAATCAAATCCTGTCGCAAGGTCATTCCATAGTAATTCATTGCCTGAGCTGTATGGTCCTGGACCATAAGTATCTTCCCACCATGCTGGTTGCTCGCTATATCCCAACATTTCCCAAGGATGAGTATGTGGTCTATCGGTGTCATAGAAATATTTAAATATACCTCTCCAATGCCCGGGAAGATATTCTCCATCTAATATATTTTTGTTATCGCTGTAATTGTAAGTGAATGGATCTGATTCTTCATAGTTGTCATTATTTTGATAATCTAATCCATTTCTTCCTGCCCAGATATAAAAATCATAACTTAAAATATTATCAACTTCGGATAACTTATATTCTCCGGCAACAAATGCCGATGGTTTAACTTCGTGCTCTGTTAATAATTCTGTATTGTACAAAGTTTTACAATTGTTGTAAATCCTTTTTTCCAGTTCCAACAATAGGTCATCTCTGTAGTCTCCATAAGCCACCGTCCTGCTGCCATCGTGTCCCACTATCACATACGTGGGCTCTAAATATGTGTCGTCAAGAACTTTTTCTGGTTTGAATCGGGGATAAATTCCTAATTTTGTTGGCGTTGGTGGTACGAAACTGCCTGTGGTATTGTTATAATCTTTGATTGTTATTTTATCACCTTCGGACAAAGACGTTGTAATGTTTATACTGTCATCTGTATCACTAAATGTATAATCTTGTCCTAATATCAATTGAACATCGTTAAGATAAACATATATTGCTCTATTACTAATTATTGTGATATCAAATTGAGAATCAATAGCATATTGTGTTTCTGAACTGTCTTGGACAGTGTAATTTCTAATTGTAAAATTTTCTCCATATCCTATCATGTCTTCATAAAAAAATGGAAAACTATTATCTTTATCTCCAATTATATTTTTAATAATGTTGTCTACTTGATCAGGGATAATTATATCATACGACGAATTAGAAGAATATTTTAAAAAATTTTCTTTAAATTTTTGATATTCTGTATTGCAATATTCTATAGCACTAATGGCATTGCTATTTTTGTCTATCAAACAAAAAATTGCCTGTGGCAGAGGAGCAGAATGTTGTAATATAGTTCCTCCTCTCAATCTAACATCAGGAACGTCTCTTAAATTACTGTTGCCAGGAGTATTTCCAATAAAATTATTATTTTTTTCATTGATATCATGCAGATGATTTAAAATTTGTCCAAATGTTAATTCTGATATCTGCTCGTTAAATGGATTGGTTTCAAGATTTTCCGGAACTTCGTACAATCCTTTGTTTTTAATTTTCTTCGAAGAACTATAACATTGTATTTTTACTAAATCGTTAACTGCAAGATCATAAGTGAATTTCACATATCTATTTGTTGCTCCATTAACTAATTCGTAATCTATATCTACATCCTGTGATTGATAATTTACATCTACATGTATTTCTAAATCCGTTAAACTAGCACTGTTAGCATAAACATCTATAGGAAATCTTCTTTTTTCATCAGCAGTGACAATAAAGGTTCTGATTACTCTTTGTCTGCTTGTTTCTTCTCTTTTTATCCATGAAGTTTTAAATTCTTTGCTTCCATTCTTTCTGTTATAAGCTACCTGTGCAGTAGCAAAATCTCTAGTAATAAATTCTTCTCCACTTTTATAACTGAAAGAACCCGATGATATATCTGTTGAGAATAACATATTGCCAACATTATTAATTGTGCTATATTTGATTTTTAATCCTAGCACAGTATCTGTCGGCGAAGAATCAGATATTGTGTAAGCAAAAACAGTGGCTCCATGGAAAGTAGAATTAGGATAAGTTGCTGGATCATGCAATGGTATAAGATCGTCATCATATAAATTGAATAGTGGTTGTTGATTCAATTTAGTTTTTTGTTGACCTGTCGTCCATTCTCCTTCTACAGAACTATAAAAAAAAGTTTTTCCTTGATTTTGAGCTCCGAGTTCTACAAATACAGAATCTCCATCTGTTGGAGTAACTTCATTATCTGCCGTTAATTTTAATGTTGATACTTCTTCTCCTGCTACTGTAACAAAATTTACTTGGTATATTTTGTTATTCACTAAAGGATCATTATCATTTGTTATTAATACTCTCATTCCGTCGGATACAGGAACACCATCAATAATATAACCTGTTTTATTCACTATGTCTGAAAAAGCATCTTGTGTAACTGTGTCTATTAATGCCACTGATTTTTTTGCTCTTATTCCATGATCATATAATCCTAACCCGGAATCAAATTCAATAATGGGTCTTTTTGCTCTATCGGCTTCTAATAAATTTGGAGTGTATCCTGTAGCTTCGGCTGTGGCCTCTATTACATCTCTGTGGAACCAACGATTATATCGACTCCATGCATTACCATCTAGGCTATCTCTTTTGATTGTAATATAATCTGGTGTTTCTGGTCTGTAAAAACTGATCGCATATGGTCTGGTATCATAGACTACTGTGTCATATAATTCTGTTGTTTCTGTAGCATAAGATTCTGGCGTAATTAGTGTTGAGGTATCTGTTAAGGTGATTAAATCTCCTACACCTTCAACGTAAAATTCTTTCTTTTTATATGTTTCACTGGTTACATTTTCATCAAATCGTAATTTCATTCCATTGCTCAATTTAATTCCTGATGCCAAAGTATAATTTTTTGTTCCAACAATTTCGTGTAATACATCAATCTTACTGGTTTCAGAAATTGTCTTAATTAATAATTCTCCCTGCATCTGACTATGACTACCACACTGATAATATAATACATCAGGAGCATCTGATGGTATTGTAAAAATTAAAGTTCCTTTTTCTGTTCCATTGCCTGTGATCCCTGAAGTATAGATAACTGACGTGATGCCATCTTCGGCTATGCCTGTTTCAAATGGTTCTGTCATTATGTAAAAAGGGTGTCCCGGAGCATCTATGATAAACTTATAGGTGTTGCCTTTATACAAGGTTATTGTGGGGTTGTTATTCTCTTCGTATGTACTAAAGATATATGCAGTTTGTCCCACATGGTTTACTTTTATTTCAGTTACTGTGTTAGGTCCACTGCTGTTTATTAATATTGGATTTGGTCCTTCTGGCAACCAATAATATTCTCTATAATTAATCAATTTGTCAAAATCTATTGCTGGATTCCAGCTATATAATTCTTCTTTGTTCAATCTATCGTGATTGTCTGTGTTGCCTCCTAGGAAATTGATTTGATTGATATAATCATCATAGGTTCCTGTAAATTTAACTTGGTCCTCTGGATTGATCGAAGAAGTATCTTTATCAGTATATGTGACTGTGGGTTCAAGTTGATAATCACTTCTATCTTTGCTTGGAGATTCAATGTATTTGTCCGCAGGTATTCTTGTGTATGCATAAGTTCTTCCTATGTATCCGTCTAGTCTTGTTAAACTACCTGGTTGTATTAATTGATCTAATGTGCTGGATAAAAATCTATGATTTGAATCGGTTCTATAAAATGTAGGAAGATGTGCTATTGATCTTCTTAATATCACTCCATCTTTGTTAGTGACTTCTTCATAGTTTGTCTTTGTATTAATCGGCGAGTCTACCATGATTAGTATCCTGTTCCACTGCTACCTGTATCGGATCTTGATCCTGTTTTTGAATTGGTTATTGAAGATACTGCTGATGTTGATCTATTGCTGGTAGTTGTACCTGTGGTGCTGGTCACTACTACGCCATTAGCTACTAATTGATTGGCTCCAATAGCATCAATAATTTCAACATTATCAACGGTTGCACCACTGATAAAAATTTCATCTGCAGCACCACTGATCTGGAATAATGATCCGAATGATTGTCCTGCTTGATTTGGTACTATTACAACTGTAAGAAGATCTGGTGCTAATTCATTATGAATGTATGCTGCTAATTCCGTAAAATAAAAAGTATCTCCAAAATCAAAATTATTTAGAGCAAAAAATTCGTTAATAGCTCGAATAACTCTAGTTTTGATTACAGCATTAGTGACATTTGTAGAACTATTTTTAACCACTTTGAATGTGGCTTGAAATTCTTCGGCAGCTTGATTTCCAAATAAAATTTTGTATTTTACTGGATGATAAATTATTTGATCTGATAAACCTTTTAGAGGATCTAACATTCCTGAATATGAAATTCTCAATTGATCTGCTGTGGAAGGCAATGGTTCTTCTCCTCCTTGAGATAGCCATGTTCTGTATAATTGATCGTATGCTCTTTCCAACATATAAACATCCATGATATTGGTTTGAGACGGATCAATTCTTATTCCTTGTCCAGCATTGTGTTTGTATTGAAATTCTATAGATCCTCTGCCTTTTCTAGCATAATAATCAGTAGTAGTTTCTAATAATCCAGAATCTGTGCTGTATTTTTTAATAACATTTTCTTCTTCGGAATAAAAATAAAATAATTGTCCATCACTGTAAGTTCCTGGAAGTGTGATATCATTTTCATTCTCGGTTACTATAAAATTACTCGAAGCATATGGTCTATATCTTTCTATGTTATCGTAACTGTTATATTTCTCAAAAAAAACAAATTTTGTAGAGACATTGATATCAGGCTCTACCACAATATCAAAAATGTCCGGATTATCTACCACGCCATCGTCATCATCATCATAGAAACCCACTTTGACTTTTCTATTGTCTTGATATCCATCAGATTCTTCCACTGTATCCACCACCTGCCAAGCGATTGGATAACCCACGGGCAATCCCGTACTAGGTATGATACTGCTTCTGAGAATTTTTACCGTATCCTTAACTGATTTTCCAGAAATGTAATCATAGATTCTTTCGGTCTTATCATAATGAAATTTATTATCGCCTTCTGATTCGAAAATATAATCAAGTTTTCTATAGCTGACTGTGTAGGTATTGCCGTCATTTTCAAATTTAAACCACCAACTAGCATCTTGATTGCTGAGAGTTATGTCGCCAGCATTATCAAGTGAAAAAATAGACCCTGTGTCTAGATTGGCTGCTGTTATTACTTTCCATTCTGCATCTTGTTCATCGTATCTCAATCCAAATTCTTCAAAATTCTCTATTCTGTCCTGTAGATCTGTTTTTAATACCGAATCAAATATGGTGACAAACTTAGGAAATATAGCATTTAATACAGCTCCTTCTGGTACGATATCATTTAATGTGATTGGTCCTTCTCCAGATTCAAGATTTCCTTCTCCACCGTTGGCTCCATCTCCTACCACTGCTGAAATTTTAGCCCAGGCTCTGTCCTCTGCTAGATCTGTGCCAGCGGTTACTAATTTTCCATTTAAAAATTTTCTTGTGTCTGGAGATGTAAATTTGATCAAAGATCCCGCTTTGGCATATTTTAAGTTGCTTGTGGCAAAATCTCCCACCACTAGTGGACCCCCGGTCGCAAAATACCCAGTATTGGTGTTTGTGCCTGTTGTTGTGCTGACCCAATTGGCTGATAATGTGCTTAGATCTTTAGTTCCGTATTTTATATAATAGAATTGTCTTGAATATGCTTCCGTGAGTTTGCTTTCTACCAATCGATTTATCACATCTAATATTTCATTCCTGTTTGCAAATGTAAAGGTAAATTGAGGTGAGCTCTCTTCTCTGTACAATATTCCGTCATCCGCAAACACTGAAACATTGCTGTAGGCTCCTGTAGGATCCAAAATTTCTTTAGACCTGCTGATACCGCTGGCGCTCCTGTTCACTGACTTGACCTTGATTATTTCTTGAGAAACCGATAATGGCACTATGTTATAATCTTCTGCTGTGATCATTCTGTTCTGCGAATAGTATACCTGTGGCGCTTTAGTTCTAATGCTGTCATCACTCTCTGTGGCGGCAGAATTGTATATAGATTGTTGTAAAGATGCTGTGATAGTCAACGTTTGTAGAGATCCATTAACATCTTGATACTGCATACTAAATTGTATATTTTGCATGTCAGATGGTTGTATAGAATATTTTGCATTGTCACTAATTCTGTAATAAGATCTAAATGTTCCCGAAGGTATGTTGGCAAAGTTTCCATCTCCAAAAACAAGATCTATTGCGTCGTTATTTCTGGTTACTACAGTATAGATATCTCTTACATTCGCTGACAACGAATTATAGATAGTGTTGTTGCCCACTAGGTCGGGCACACGTGTCCATAATTTTTCTATCTGTCCAAAGTCGTCTAATTTGTATAACCACACATCATCGTTATTAATATTATTAACTGATATATTTTTAACATAATTTGTGGTAGGTTGATTTATCGAGAAAGTATTGTTGGACAAAGATCCTTGTTTGAATAAGAAAAAGAATCCAGAATTAGGACTAGAATCTCCTGCGCCATCATTCCTGTAGACATAATTCATTGCTCCTCCTGGTATAGGAGATAATTCGTATATTGATTCTGAGTCTGATACTGAAGCCGGTACTATTTCAAAACCTCTAGTTATACCACTGATATTTTTTGTGAATTGAAAAATAGGCACATCTACATTTGTGGTATTGGCTGTATAAATTTCTGTTTTGATTCCTCCGATATTTTTTGATTCTAGTGGTTTGCCGAAACGTTGTCCATCTGGACAAGCAGCATTCAATATATTGATAATTTGTTCTCTATAATTGGCATTGGTACTGTCATTCCAAACAATTGTGGAGTTAGATAAATTAAATCCTGAGCTGTCGGTGACTGCTTGCGTGGTCCTAACAGATACTAATTTTAATAATCCTGTAGCAGGTTTGTTTCTCTTGGCATTATAATTGATCAGCCGAGCCAATCTCAGAATAGAATCTCTCCTGCTGGCAGTCTCGATAAAATTTTCTCGAGCATTGAGGTCCACTCTGAAGCTCAATGATTGTGCGATATAAGCGATAAGGTCTATCAGTGCCACATATTCTGATGATTCTACAAAATCATTGAAATCATCTGGATAGTTTTCTCTGAGATAGGCGATCATGGTCCTTCTCAGCGTCTCGAAATCGTAGGATTTGAAATCTGCCTGTTGGAAAGCAGTGTAAATTTTGCGCCAATCTTCGGCTACTAGCAAGCGATTTTGTCTGTCAGTGGTGGCCATAGTTTAATACACGGATATTTATGGATATTATTATGTGCGTAGATTAAGAAAGGCGCAGAGCAGCGTTTTCATCGAAACTCAACACCAATTTCTCGGTAATATTGTAGGGCACATAGACTATTGTGGCCTGCACCGATATGCCGTGTTCTGTCTCGCTGACTAAGATTTCCTTGGTGTTCAATCGAGGATCTGCGTTGAGATTCTGTGCAATGTCATCCGCTACTGCTTGTTTTACGGCATCTGTCAGTGGCTCGAACAGCACATCGTATATTATCGTGCCAAATTCGGGATTCTCTATCCTCTCCCCTTTGCGTACACTGAGACGATTGATCAGATCCTGTTTGATCAACTCAAAATCATAGAGTTTGAAATTGGTGTTCTCGGATCTAGAGCTAAATCCTTTAAAAATTTGCGTTTTGATGCCGGCTGAATTTTTATTTACGTATGCCATATTTTATAAGTCTATGTAACTTCCCCCTCCTCCAAATCCAAATAAACTACCTATCGCAGATCCTATGCTGGCTAACTGTGAACTGATAGCACTGCCAAAATCTGTCACTAGACTACTTATTTGGGTTACTGAGGTGATGTCTGACCCCATCACGTTTTTATAAACATCGTTCACTATGTTATAGGTACCTATCGCCTGGTTGATTTGCCCCAGCCCTGGTATCTGTCCTATGATTTGTCCTGGAATCTGTCCTAATATCTGTCCTACTCCGGGTATCGTGGGTATTACTATTCCTCCGGTCGGAGAGAATATATTTCCAAATATATTTCCGCCACCAAATGGTCCGTCTGTGGAGATGAAACTGCTCACGGATGTGTTGTCTCCATAATTGGTATACACGGCATCTCCCGCGGTTGCGGCTCCGGCTGGAACTCCATAGTCGGTGTACTCTCGATCTCCTGCATTTTTTGTAAAAAATTTATCTTTCACTGTGTTATAGGTTTTTAATACATTACCCGCCGTGCTTGCTATGTTCTTGACAGAACTCAAATTTCCACTCGCCGACTTTAATGGTGTTGATATGGCCTGTCCTAGATTCCCCGCAGAATATAACAATCCTGCCTGACTGACGAATACCTGATCTTTTAAAATATTGACGTTGGCTCCTGTCAAAGAGGTCACAGTTTGTTGAATTACCGAACTCACTCCCTCTGCGATTGGAGATATGTTGAATGGGCCGTTGTCTCGTAAATTATATAATTTTGCATAATCTGTCGCGATATCGTTGGCTGCCTTTTGTATTTTTTGTATGTCTCCTGTGGGTTGATTTGCCGCTCCGGCAACCTTGTTCACTGCTGTTGGTACCTGTCCCAAACCGTCTTTTTGTAATCTATATTGAAGGTCCGCGGCAAACTGCATAATCCTTCTAGAAGGATCATCGCTTAGCCTGTTCCTGTGGGCTATGAATTCTGGTGTTCCCGGGGTGTTGCTCAAAACGCTGTTGTAATCACCTCCAACAAAAGTTACTATCTTATCAAAATGATATGGGAAAGGTTCATGTGTACACACCCGCATACCCGACATAGAGATATTGGAATTCTGCTCAACCTTCAATGGACCATAGGTATATTTGTTCGCCGGATTCACATCAGGTATCGCCTCTCTCAGGGTGCCTGTGCCGGATGGATCTTGTACCGAGGTCCTTTCATAGGTCGCTATTATGTTGGGACTGGTCCCTATGCTATTAAAATGTATCTGGCTGCCTGTTAAATGTGTTTGTCCCGATGCCATGTGCAATTGTGTCTCGGCTGCATAGGACACGATCGATCCGTTGGGTGCTTTATTGGTAATGCTGCCGTATCTTGCCTGTGATTGTATATCGGTATCGGAATATGTCTGAATCGCTCCTCCATCGATGACCAATTTTCCCACGGCACTCATTTTTATTTGTTTTCTGGCAAACATGTTTATGTTGTTGTCACTGTGTAGATTCATGTCTCCTCTGGATCTAATATTAACCCCACCACCTGAATAAATGTCTATGGATCCGTTGGCAGAAAATTCCATCCATACGTTGCCGGACCCATTTGCTATATAGACTACGCCATACGTATCATTCAACAATAATTGATGTCCCGAAGCAGATCTCAGTCTTATCAATTGGTTGTCTCCTGCGTTATCTCCATCATCCATTACGAAGGTGTGTCCCGTCAATCTATCTATGATCTCCTGCTGTTTTGAATCTTCTACTCCGACCACCTTTGGAGAAGAACTATTATCTCTCCTTCCAGGGGTGCTTATACCAAAAACATTGCTTGGGCTTTCTCTTCTGGCCGATGATGTAGTGGTTCCTCGGACTGTGTCCTGCACCAACCCTTGCTGTCGGAGAGTCTCAGCAAATGGATGTATAGGATGTTTTAATATTGGATCCACAGGACTGCTGCCTATCACATCTAGTGTAGCTCTGTTGATTTCACCTGCTGGTAACTTTTCCGTGCCATACATGCTCTGTTTGCTGTCGGTTTCTGAGCCGGTATCCATTAATCCTGTTTTTTCTGTAGCAGCTATACCAGGAACCATGTGATTCGTTAGGGGTTCTTGAACACACCCTATCCAAAAGGCCTGATCTACTTTTCCTTCGACAAATATGACCAAAACTTTTGTGTCTATGTCGGGTGGTACCATCCACATACCATAGGAATGCTGTGATGATTTATAATTGTAGGGATCATCCTGTCCTAGATATTTTGTGGTTTTGGCTCCATAAAAAGGAGCCAGATACTCGCAAGTGACTAATTTCCCTGTTGATGGTTCAGCATAACCTGCGATGGAAGGTATGTACACTCCCAATCTTCCCATTCTTAGAGGATCTTGATTGGATTTTACTATTCCTATGTATGGGCCAAATAGCAAGCTGCCCTGTTGTGTGTCAACTATCGGCAACGATGGTGTTGCTGCATCTCCTCCTAGGTGTGTCTTTAGACTCATTAGAAAGGGTCTCCATTATTGTTTGTATTTGTGGTATTTTCGTCCTGCGCCGATAAAAAATAATCCGAAAGTTGGGGCACCGGAACGATACGTCCATCTGCCAAAATATAATATGTGTCTTTCAGTGTCTTTGTTTTTGATGTGTTTGACTGGTTATTGAATCTGGTCATATGCAAAACTTGAGTAAATGCTCCATTAGAAAAATTGCTTTCTACTTTATATACTTGATACAGTCCTGAGAACACGGCACTTTGGGTTCTGCCTAATTCGTACACACCTTTTACATCATCCAAATCTGCAGGCATTTTAAAATTTAAACGTGCTATAGGGTCTGCAACATCGGTATTGAACGATTTGAATTGATCATTCCACTGTCCTTCCAGTCCTAGATCTTTGATATTTTTATCAGTGCCTGTTCCGCCGCCAGAGGATTGAACGTTAGCTGGAAGGAATTGACTGATTCCTATCCAGGCTGGATCTCCTATTATTTTTAATTGTACTTTTACCATATCTGCTGTAGGATTGGTCAGGATGTCCATGAAAAGATCGACTTCTTGTTTTTTTTCGCTGCCAAATATTCCGCTGCGAGTACTTCTAACAGTTCCCGGGGCTGTCTGCACAGGGAGCAAATCTTCCACGTTGTCTTCTGCTCCCGTCAACGCTGAGAATTGATTGTCCTGTTCAAAACTAATTCTATCCTTGTTGTGAGGATTAACAGGAGGCAATTTTGTCTGATACCAGGCCACCTTATAATTAATATCCAGATCTAATATATCTGTGTTGTTGCCTGTGAATATGTAATCATACAATTTCTTTACTCTAATTTTATTTTGATTTCCCAAAGTCAATCCTGGCTTGACCAATCTAAAAATATGAAGAGCATATGGTTGTATATGAAATATTATTTTTTTTGGATGTTGTTTGGTTAATCTATCAAATCTTTTTGTGTCGGTTTCTATTGCTGTTCTAATTTTGAACCATTGTACTTTGAAATCATCATCGGATAAATTTGCTATGTCTTTATTGGATAATATCTTATTACCGGTTGTTTCTCTTAGTTGACCTGTTACTTTCTTAAACCAGTTCTCCCAGACATCCTGTATTGGTTGTAGACTGGTCATTGCTTCTTCCAATACTTTTATAATGGCAGTGTTGGCATTTATTTCTCCAGCTGCATTAAATTTATAGGAAGTTGAAGATTCAGCGGCGTTATTAACAAGATTACTATCAGGATCAATTTCATAATTATTGAGAGGGACATTTCGACTGTTTTTTATCTGATCACCATTAACTTTTAAGGGAACATCTGCAAAAGAAGGATCCACTGTTATTTTATAAGTGTCTTCCATTCCTAAAGAAAAAACTCCTTTGTCTGCCTCGTCAGAAGTCATTTTGTTTAATTTGTTGGTAAAATCTTCTAAGAAAACTCTAAGTCCTGACGCTCCTTCGAGTTTCATATTAGTTCTGATAAAATTATATCTGTTAAGATATGCCACTTCATTATAAGGTATGCAATCTAGATCATAGACTGCTCCGGCGGTGTTTACCCTGATATTCATTTTCACTATTTTGATGGGTATAAGTCTTTTAGTTAAAGCTGGATCTTTGGTGGCTATCCGACCGTGCTCGTCAAATCCTCGAAATTGTACTGTCAATAGATATGGTGCAGCAACATGATCTTTATAACCACAATTATTTGCGGCAGCTTTAAATTTTTCTAATATGGTCACTCCTGCAGGTTCATTGAGTCTCATGGTAATTTTTGTCACTGATCCTGATCGTCTTTCCGAGTTAAATCCGTGTATCGAATCCATATTAACGCTTTCAAAATATATGTCTCTGCCTTGTCCTAGTATGGTTTTGGCTCTTTCTATCGATGACTGTTCTCTTTCGTTGAGTAAAATTTCTGTTGTTGGCGTGTCTTTGGTTGAGGACTGAGGATTACCTATTCCTCCCGACCTAGCAATGATGTTATGCGGTGCGGCATTCAAATATTCTTTGGGATTTCTAATTTGTGTTTCTGTCAGTCCACTCAATGTAAAGATATAGTTATAAGAAGCAAATTGATGTAGTTGATTTTTTTCTACCGAATCCAACACTGTTTGTTGTGTTGTCAAAGTATCTTGCTGATATGTGTCTACGATTCCTCTAGCAGTGTCTAAACTAATGGTGTCTGACATTTTAAAAACCTAGATCGTTTCTTAAATTGCTTAACTTGGGCAACTGAATGGTTTTGCCTGGAGAAAAATCATATATGGGGTCTTCCAATACATTAGGATTCCGTTGCACAAACACCCACCATAGTCTGGGCGTGCCATATAAATCGTAGGCCAACAGGTCCGGTCTATAAGCATAAATTCTATCAATGGTATAACTGACATCATCTTTCTCTGCAGTTATTGTTCTAGGTTGCAATAGATCTAAACTGATATTGTTTTGTGTGGTTCCAAAATAAGGACTGGTATTGCTATATGTAGCCATTAGATATATCCTATACCTCTCTCATCTTTTCCAATTAATCTGCCATTAACAAAATCTTTCATGCTGAATTTTTTCACAGAATCTCTAGAATAGATTGGTTGTAATTGTATCGTTACCTGGCTCAACGTTGGTGCCCATGTCTTGTTTTGATCCACATTTAATACTATGTTAGGGTTGATATCATTTCTTCCTTTTGAACTTTGCGAGGTACAGATGTAATCCACATCGGCTCTCAAATCAACGTTAAAATTTGTTACCACTACAGGCACATTATTAAAAACATAATCTCCATAACCGGATAGATGTAATATTGGTGGCGGGTTGCCTTTCAAGGGATCATTTTCCTCTCCTCCAAAAAACATTTTGGTCACAGATCTAAAAAAATGTAACATGGCCACCCAGTATCTGGCATCTTCTTGATTTTGCACTGGAAATTCTCCTGTTACTGTGAATGACGGCACTTCACTATGACCATAGGCATAATGAGGATAATTGCTGTGTGGCATGTTCAGTGGAGAATAGCTAGCGGAATGTTGAATAATTATCGATGGTGTCAAAGGAAATATCACTCCTCCTGCGGTGCCCAGTGGTTCTAAAATATTGTTGGTCGCTCTTCCCTCTCCCGAATCTATCGTTCCTTTGTACACTCCAAAAAAGACATTCCAAAGGTCACTCTTGGGCGGTAATACTACTCTGACTCTATAATCTGTCTGTCCGTTCCTGCTGGAAAATCTTGCCGATGCACGTAATTTGTCGTTCGCTTCCGCTCCTTTAGACAATCCTGCACCAAACAAACGACTCAGTGTGGGATTGGAAGAAATAACGTTGCCGACAGCACTAACTGTGCCTATAATTTTACCTGCTGTATCAAATAATCCCATTGTTAAATCCGTTTATTAATAGGTTGTTTTTTCATATAAAATTCAGTATACTTGTACAATATTTATAGGCATCATAATAGGCGCACTTTATAATCTCCGGGCAGCAAACAACCAACAAAAAATAAGGAATTTTTTATGAAAAGAGTGAATTATCTGAATAACCGCGATCTGCTGGCGGAGATACACAAGAGCAAGAATACCTATTGCTCGTATGTCAATCCTGAAGACAGCGATTACGATATGATTGTTAATGACATTAAAAAAATTAACAATGCCAATATTGCCAAAGCAAGAAAAATACAAGCCAAAAGATTAACAGCACGAGCTTGGGAGGCTGCTAAAAAACTAGGCAACAAAAGAATTAAAATGAGCGACTATGAAGTCTCTCCAAGAAAAGTAAAAAAAACTGATTTAGTGTTTCGAGTGATGATGTTTGATCATATCACTATGGACAGCGAAAGAAAGAAGAATCCCAAAACTCGAGCAGATCATCACACCAAAGTTAATTTTCCTCCATTCCAACATTACAGAATCAATGAAAAAGGACAATTGGTCTGTGTGGGTAAATCACATTGGGTAGGTGGTATGAACAATGGACATTTCAGCAATGATCACGGCAAGATCACTCCTAATCTAGCAAACATGTTTTTAAAATTAGCAGAGAGATACAGCCAAAGGAGCAACTGGAGAGGATACACTTATGTGGACGAGATGCGATCACAAGCACTGATGCAATTGAGTCAGATCGGTCTACAGTTTGACGAATCCAAATCTGAAAATCCTTTTGCTTATTACACAGCAGCCATCACAAACTCATTCACAAGAATTCTAAACATTGAAAGGAAAAACCAAAATATTCGTGATGACATTTTAGAAATGAATGAAATGATGCCGAGTTATACTCGACAAGCCAAAAATGAGAGTGAGACTGTGGCAGCAAAGAAAAGACAAAAAGAATTGCACGGTGAAGTCAAAGTCTACAGTAAAGCAGCTATTAAAGAATTAAACAAACAATTAAAAGATTCTGGTAAATTGTCACTTGCAAATGATAACAAAACAAAATAATATCTAACTATGGCATTTTTTAAAAAGGCTGCTTGTTTTACTGATATACATTTTGGATTAAAAGGCAACAGCCGAGTTCATAATGATGACGGAGAAGCATTCTGTTATTGGTTTATTGAACAGGCACGAGCACACGGCTGTGAAACCTGCATATTCTTAGGAGATTGGCATCATCACAGATCTGCTACCAATGTTAGTACCATGAACTATACTGTGAGTAACATGGAAAGATTAGGACAAACATTCGAACGAGTTTATGTGATCATGGGCAATCACGATCTATTCTACAGAGACAAGAGAGAAATCAACAGTATGGAATATTGTAGAAATATTCCCAACATACAGATTGTGAATGATTGGTTATTAACAGACGATGTAGCTATTGTACCATGGATCGTACATGATGAATGGAGAAGAATACAAGATCTAAAACAGAGATATATTTTTGGACATTTTGAATTACCTTATTTTAAGATGAACGCCATGGTAGACATGCCAGATGTGGGCACTATTAAAGCAGAACACTTTGTGAATCAAGAGTATGTGTTTACAGGACATTTCCATAAGAGACAAATAAGAAACAATATACACTACATTGGCAATGCATTTCCACACAACTATGCCGATGCTGGTGATGATGAGCGTGGCATGATGGTTTTGGAATATGGCGGTCAACCCAAATATATCAACTATCCTAATATGCCAAAATATCGAAATGTAAAAATATCACAACTATTGTCTGATGCTGACAGTATACTTGCACCGCGAATGTATGTGCGTGTGGGATTGGATATTAAAATTTCTTACGAAGAAGCTAATTTTATTAGAGAAACATTTATGGAAAAATATCAGTTGAGAGAATTACAATTGATACCAGAACAATTGGATCAAGCAGATCAACCTATGGTCAAAGTAGAAAAGTTTGACAGTGTGGATCAGATTGTGATTAAACAATTGGAAGCAGTGGATTCACAAACTTACGATAAAAAAGTATTAATGGCAATTTATAATAATTTAGATGTTAACAATTAAAGATCTCACAGTAAAAAATTTCATGAGCGTGGGTAATCATACCCAAGCAGTAAACTTTGCTGGCAAAAATCTAGTGCTGGTTATTGGTGAGAACATGGATTTAGGAGGTGATGATGCTGGTGCTCGAAATGGTACTGGTAAGACCACTATTATAAATGCTATCAGTTATGTGTTCTTTGGAGAAGCACTCACACAGATTAGAAGAGACAATCTAGTGAATAAAACCAATAGCAAAGACATGTTGGTCACTGTAAATTTTGAGAAGAACGGTGTAAACTACAAGATCGAGCGAGGCAGAAAACCACAGGTATTGAAATTTTTTATTAATGAAGTGGAACAAAACTCAGGAGCAGACGGCACTGAAGATAATAATGAAGCCCAAGGAGAGAATAGAGAAACACAAGAAGAGATTAATAAATTAATTGGCATGAGTCATGCTATGTTCAAGAATATCATAGCTCTTAACACTTACACACAACCATTTTTAGCAACCAAACAAGCCGAACAGAGAGAAATTATAGAACAATTATTGGGTATAACTCTATTGAGTGAAAAGGCAGAGCTATTAAAAGAACAAATGCGAGTGGCCAAACAGGAACTGTCTGAAGAAAAAATGCGACTAGATGCTGTGTTGGTTAGCAATAAAAAAGTAGAAGAATCTATTAAGACATTTGAATTAAGGAGTGCTGCTTGGCAAACACAAAAAAATCAAGATATTGCAAAATTTGAATCTGCTATAGAAGAATTAGAGCGAGTAGATATTAAAACAGAATTAGAATCTCATAAACGATTGGCAAAACATACAGATGATTCTAAAACTTTAAGAAATTTAGAAAAAGAGAAGAGTTATCACGAAGATTCTTTAACCAAAGCTACCAAACAAAAAGAACAAATCATAAAAGATTTAGAATATGCTGAAAAAGCCACTTGTCCTACTTGTGAACAAGATTTACACGGAGAAAAACACCAACATCTTGTGGATGAGCTTAAGAAAGATCTTGAGGAACAAAATCAATACGAACAAACGTTATCTGCAAAATTAAAAGAAATACAGAATAGTATAACAGCTATTGGAGATTTGGGTTCTGTGCCGGATACGTATTATGATTCTATCGATGAAGCATATAATCATAAAGGGTCTGTGGAAGATTTAAAAAGACAATTGGAACAAACTCGTTCTAAAGAGAATCCATATCAAGAACAAATCGATGAATTAACCAAAACAGCAGTGCAAAAAATAGATTATACCAAAGTTAACGAAATGGAAGACCTATATAGACATCAAGAATTCTTATATAAACTATTAACTGCTAAAGATTCGTTTATAAGAACTAGAATTATAGAACAAAATTTAACTTATCTTAATCAAAGATTAGCATTCTATCTAACACAGGTTAAATTACCTCATACAGTGGTATTCTTATCTGACTTGAATGTGAGAATTGAAGAGTTAGGCAGAGAATTAGACTTTGATAATCTAAGTCGCGGCGAAAGAAACAGATTAATTTTAAGTTTGAGTTGGGCATTCCGAGATGTATGGGAAGGTCTTTATCAACAGATCAACTTATTGTTCATTGATGAATTAATTGATGCTGGTATGGACGTGTCTGGTGTGGAGAGTTCAATGGCTGTGTTAAAAGAGATGAGTCGAACACAATCAAAAAATATATTCTTAATTTCTCACAAAGACGAATTGGTATCACGAGTAAATTCTGTATTAAAAGTAGTGAAAGAAAATGGATTTACGAGTTATGCTAATGATGTTGATATTATTGTTTAAGAATATCTTACATAGATACTTTTTCTGAATCCTGTTCTTACAGCAGAATCTAAACTATGCCAACTTTTATCATTATTCAATAAAGAATATCCATTATTCTTTTTATATAATACCTGATGTATTTTTTTATGATTTTCTGTTGCATCATAGAAGGCTGTTCCTGGCTGCTCTTGATCTCCCAAATAAATTTGTAAAGCTAATTTAATAGATGGATTATCCACATGTGGTGTTAATTGATAACCAAAAAAATCAAACCATATATCCGTAATACCTGGATTCAAAGATAGATTAAATTTTTCTTCTAATGCTTTGGTTATTTTTGTTTTTTTAAAAAACATGTTAAGTTCTTTGCTGATATTTTCTGAATACATTACTTTAAATCTTTGCTCATTTTCTTGTTTTTCTAATTTGTCTGTTTTTATATCATTAAAATCAAAATTTAATTTTTCCAACCAGACATCATCAAAAAAGTCCTGGTATTCTTGGTAAATTAAACCATTTAAGTTTACCAACGGCGTTTTTTGTATTGACTTGACCACGAAGTCTACGCTAGAATTGTACATGTGTTAATTAATTAGCATCTAACAAAGGAGCATAAAAAATGTCAAATACACATGACTCTATAATGGCTGCGATTCAGACTTATTCTGAAGAGAACCAAAAGTTCACAGAAAAAGGAATCAAAGCGTCAGCGACAAGAGCTAGAAAAGCCCTAGCAGAACTTGGCAAGCTGATCAAAGCCAGAAGAAAAGAAATCCAAGAAACTAAGAACGCTGAAAAAAACGCAGCCTAATTTAGTATAACGGAATTTAAAAAGCCTGTGCATGAAAGTGTGCAGGCTTTTTTTATGCACCAAACCATCGTCGTGCTATGGGTGTTCTATGTTTTAAACACCATAGAGTCCATTCTCGGTCGGTAAATTTTGCTCGTACCACAATGCGATCTTTCTCAAAAGCAATATCACATAGATTCTTTATGTATAATTCCTGCAGATGTGGGAAATGTGCTATCCACCCTTCAAATAATAATTGTGCTTGAAAAGTGTCTTCGTATGATCCTACAGTTTTTAGTTCGCCTATGATTCTAAGTGTTCCGTGTTGTTTCATATATCTTTACCAATAATAAGTGAACCATGCACTCGCACACGAATATGTCCATTGTAGTATTGATCTGATTCTAACACTTTCCTTGAGAATTGTTCCCGAGCTTCTATGTAATTTAATTCTGCTTTGCTACGACAATAATAAAGTATTTCTCTACGAAATTTTTCCTTGCCCAAAGATTCTATATCGCGGTTCAATTGATCACTGCTGCCGTAGTAGTCCTGCCAATCGCTGTCCACAGCGCCCTTAATTTTTTTACGTATTTTTTTTCCGTTTTTTTGCGTGTGCATTTTATATCGCGTAGTCTTGAATCGAGCCAATTTCTTGCCCACATACATTCTACCCGACTCTGTGTTGGTAATAAGATAGACGAATCCTGCACAATCAGTTGGTAATTCGGTCACCGGTTCATTCTTATAAATCCACTGCATGTCATTATTTAAACTCAAGAAACTGCCAATCATAATATACGCATATTATATACAGTTACAAAAGGCACACTAGACATAATCAAAATTTCTAATAGGCTCTATAGCATCTTTGGTAAAACAGTGAACTACTCCTATTCAGTTAGGCGGCGAATCACTTGATGCAACAGGCAAATGATGGAGCTCTGGGAAACAGGTCCAACTCCAGGTCCGTGCGAGATTATCATACAAAGATCGCACAGGCTCGCGTTGTAATGAATGAGCTAACGGGTACAGCACAACCGCCCGGCGACAGCAGCGATGTATGGAGACTGCGAACTCACCACATGCG